CTTAAAATTATGGCATCAACTTATTCAACAGATCTTCAACTAGAACTCGTTTCAACCGGTGAAAAAGCTGGGTTGTGGGGAACGATTACTAATACTAATTTACAAATTTTAGAACAATCAGCTACGGGTTATGTCAGCATTGATATGGCCGGAGCAGACGTCACTTTGACTTTAACAGATGGCGCAACTTCTAATGGAAAAAATATTTATTTAAGACTTTACGGAACACTAGCAGCGAATCGAACTTTAACAATGCCTGTAACTGCAGAAAGAGTTTGGATTATAAAAGATGAAACGGTTAGAGGAGCTTCTAATAGAACTTTGGGAGTGTTAACCGCTTCATCAGGAACTACCGTTCCCGTTCCTCCAGGAGCTGTAATGTTATGCAGATCCGATGGAAGCGATACAGTGGGAGCCATTCTTCAAAAAGGCTATGCAACGATTACAGATTCTAATACTCCTTATACAACGGTAGCAGGAGCACAAATTTTGGCTAATACTTCAAGCAACCCTATTACCGTTACTTTACCAGCTGCAGCCTCTACTGGAGATGAGATTACAATTATTGATGCAAGAGGATCTTGGGCATCTAACAATTTAACCGTAGGTCGAAATGGATTAAAAATTAATACTGGAACTTCTGATTTAACATTAAGTAATAATGGTCAATCCATAACGTTAGTTTATGTAGACGCAACACGTGGCTGGGCCTATAAAACTAACTATACTTCTTAGGAGCTACATTTATGGCTCTTACATCTATACAATTTGCACCCGGAATAGACAAACAAGATACGGCGATTGGAGCAATCGGTCGTTGGGTAGATTCTGATAATGCCCGATTCAGATATGGTCTTCCTGAAAAAATGGGAGGATGGTCTTCTCTTTTAACGGATACTATTTGTGGAGTTGCACGAAAGCAACATTCCTTTGTTGATTTAGATGGTAATCGATACGTAGGAATTGGCACCGATAAATTTCTTCTTATCTATTTTGAAGGTACTCTTTATGATGTAACTCCATGGCGTTCTAATAATGCGGGCGCCCAAACGACGTTTACTTCTTCCACTTTAGCAACTGATAGTACGACTGTTAAAACGTGTACGATTACCACAACTAGCGCCCATAGTTTATCTGTGGGGGATATGATGGTTTTGGGTTCTGTGACTCTTCCTGGCGGAACGGGTTTAACCGATGCTCAATTTGAAGATAAATTATTTCAAGTTTTAACCGTTCCAAGCGATGTTACCTTTACTATTGATTCATCAGCTCAAGCTAGTTCAGCTGTTGGTACAGGTGGAAGTATGACGGTTCAACCTTATGCAAGTGTTGGACCCACAGCTCAAACGTATGGATATGGATATGGTGTAGGTAATTATGGTGGAACGATTACTGGAGTTTTAACCAATGATTTAGATGGAGCGTTGAACGCGGATACCGCTGGAACAGGTGGAGTTGGAACTTCCATTACTTTAACGTCCGCAACAGGTTTTCCAACAGGAGGAGGAACGATTGCTGTTGAGAATGAACTAATTACATATACAGGAGTTTCCACCAATGATTTAACAGGGTGTACGAGAGGGGCTTATGGAACGGCTACCACTGGAACTTCAAATGGTCAAGCACATGGTGATGCAACAATCGTTTCTAACGCTACCGATTATACAGGATGGGGAGACGCCGTAGATGCATCTACTATTACTTTAGAACCCGGACTTTGGTCTTTAAGTAATTGGGGAGGAGTTTTAGTTGGAACGATCTCCAATGGAAAAACTTTTACCTGGGATTCTACCATTGCTGCACGTTTTACTACACGGGCTTCAACTCTCACAACGAGTTATGTAACAGCCCTTACTGGAGATTTTGGAAATCCGACGGCAAGTCGAATGACTTTAATTTCTCCAACCACTCGACACTTAATTCATTTAGGAACAGAAACAACGATTGGTACGGCTTCAACACAAGATGACATGTTTATTAGATTTTCGAATCAGGAAGAGATTAATACCTATGCTCCGTCGGCAACGAATAGTGCGGGTACCTATCGATTACAAGATGGCTCAAAAATTATGGGAGGCATTGTAGCTAAGGAAAATATTTTAATATGGACTGATAATGCATTGTATTCTATGAAATTTGTAGGAGCTCCTTATACCTTTGGTTTTGAACAGGTGGGTACGAACTGTGGACTCATCGGTCAAAATGCAGTTGTGGAAATTGATGGGGTAGCCTATTGGGTAGGTAACAATGGTTTCTTCTCCTTTGATGGTACCGTTAATAATTTACCCTGTAGTGTAGAAGATTATGTCTTTGATGATTTTGATACCACGAAGGGACAACAAGTTGCTGCAGGAATTAATAACTTATTTACAGAAATTATTTGGTATTACCCTACTCTAGGAGCAACTTATAATGATCGATACGTCGTGCATAATTATGGTGAATCTCAAAAGCTGCCTATGGGCAATTGGTACATTGGAAGTAATACTAATTCTATTCGAACGACGTGGATTGATTCTATTATCTATCCTAAACCCTACGCGACTCAATTTAATAGTACCTCAACTGGAACTTTTCCAACGATTATTGGAGAAACAGGATTAGGGCAAACCGTTTATTTTCAACACGAAACGGGGACCGATCAGATTAATCCAAATGGTTCGACAACGACTTTAACATCTCATGTTCAGTCTTATAATTTTTCATTACAAAAAGATCAAACCGAAGTCTTTTTGGCGATGAGAAGATTTATTCCTAATTTTAAACTTTTAACCGTTAAAAATACAGTCACCATTAAACTTAAAGATTATCCTGCGGATACATTAGCGAATAGTGACTATAGTCCATTTACCATTTATCCAACGACTCAAAAGATAGATACCCGAGCGAGTGGAAGATATGCAAGCTTAAGAATTGAAAATGATGGAGCTGGAGAGAACTGGAGATTTGGAACTTTCCAGGTTGACCTGCAACCAGATAGGAGACGGTAATGGCTAATCCTTTAGATTTTTTAAAAACTACGAACTATCCAAATGCTTTATTAGAAAATACATTTGGTAATCAATATTTTAAAGATGTTGTTAATCCCGCTAAAACAGGAATAGGAGCTAAACCTCCTTTAGGACAATTAATAAAAAACTGGAATCCTATTAAAGCCTTTAGTTCAAACATGCTAAAAACAGGACCAACAACAGGAGGACTGATTGGTGCTGGTATAACAGCAGGTCTGATAGGAGGTCAAATTGGAGACTGGGCTTATAAAAATTGGGAACCAGCTACAGAATTTGGAGACTGGGCAGGTGGTGGAATTTATGATCTTATTCATGGTCCTCAACAGAAATTTAGACAAGATCAATTTATGAATACACAAAAACAAATGATGCAAGAAAGAATTCAAAAAGCAGAGATGGAACAAAAACGTAAAGAAGCAGCTGCACAAGCAGCAGCAAATGCAGCGGTAGCAGGTCAAAGACGAGCAGGCCGAGGAGGATCTCATATGTCTAGAAGTGTAAGTCAAGGAGGATTAGGAATAAGTGCAGCTCAAGCTCAATCCATTTCAGATGCAAACGCAGCCGCGGGTATGAGTGGCTGGGGATTAGCTCGAGGCGGACTTATAGATTTATATAGATACGGAGGATTTATTTAATGACAAAAATAGTAGTAAGATTACCCGAACCTAAAAGGGAATATTCGGAAGATAATCAAAGACAAATTAACAGAACGTTAAGTTCTATGATACAACAATTGAACTCGACTTATTTACAACCCGACAAGGACGATACAGAAAGATTTAATTTCTTTTTATCATAATGGCAAACGTATATAAAAATATTCAAGCAACCATTGATCAAGCGGCGACCGATGTCGCCATGTATACATCCCCAGCCGCTACAACGAGTATTATTAAAACGATTAGACTCTTTAATACCCATAGTGGAGATTTAGATGTAACGTCTACCGTTTATGATGCTTCATCCACTACCAATTTTGAATGGGATAAAACCAACGTGGTTGCTGATAATCATGCAAATTTATTGACTTATAACAATCTTTTAGTATTAGAGGCGGGAGATATTTTAAAAATGCAAACTCCCACAACTGATGTTATAAATATGACGGCAGCAGTCTTACAAATAACTAGACCGCCTGAGGTCACAACTACATAGGAGAAATATGCCTTTTATAGAGCAAGAAGCAAAAAGTGAAGTTAAAATAATTGATGGTAAAAAAACCGTCTTTATTACCCCTGAATGCGAGATTACTCTTACTAACCTTGAAACGGGCAAAGAATATATGTCGGACAAGGAAGCCGATCATGATGTTGATAACCCTAATTCAAACACGAAAAGAGAACATATTCGAAGGGATGTTCATCTTAAAGTAGCCCAGATTAAATTAGGCGCGGACAGCGGAAAGGTATAATACATTGACGATGAGCACAAAACCTAGTAAATTGAAATATCATAGCGTAATTTCAAGCTTTACGCCCTTGCATTTTCACAACATTTAAAGAGACATTATGGGATTATTAAAAAAAATAACCAAACCACTTTCAAAAGTTTTAGACAAGATCGTACCTAACGAGGTCAAACCTTACTTACCATATCTAGCTGCATTCGCACCATTTATGATGGGGGCTGGAGCGGCGGGAAGTACTGGTTTTTGGAATTCCATGACAGGCAGAGCTATAATGTCTGGTGGTATGAATTTAGGATCTCAATTAGCCCAAGAAGGAAGTGAAGGAGAATTTGATGAATTATCTTTAGCATTGGCTTCAGGCATTGGTGCATTAAGTGCGCCGGGAGCTCCTGGTGTAGAAGTAGGTGGTCCGGCAAATATGTATGGTGGTGCAACAGGCCAAGCGAGTGCCGCAGAATTTTTAAAAACAAAAGCTGCTGGAATGGATACTGGATGGACAAAAAGTGGTTTAGAGGCTTTAGGTAAGGGTTCACAATTTTTAGTAGAATCAGGAGATATTTTAAGTTCTGGTGGAACGGAAGCCGGACTT